TGAACTGATGGCCTAGTCTATAGTTCTTTGACACATCATTGCTCGTGCCAGGTAGACACTGGAGGAGGTGCAGGTCATTGATTAGACCTGCTACCTTTACTCTTGTTTTTTGCTGTATGTTCATGCCTTTCTTAGTTTTAGCGTATCTATCCATAGCTTTGGTATTCAGAAGGGTAAGTCATTTTCATCTATAGATGCATCCATCTTGCGATCATTGAATGCATTATCAATGGCATCTTGATCAGGCAACTGCCCAGTGTTCAAGTAATATTCAAAGTACTGAGCCATCTGTGCATATTCATGTTGCTGATAACCTGGTCCCTTAGCATCTATTGCAGCTTTTAAGGCCACTGATCTCGCAATGTTCTCCTGCTGACTTGGTGCCTGCTTGGTCCCTACTTGGTTGGTACTTGGTCGGTACTGTTGGTCAGGTGCTTTCTCAAGCTTGATGCTGTACTGAGTCTTGCCCTTGAACTGACCCTTACTTTCGATGCTGTAGTAGATTTCTGCTCCAGTGCAGATCTTTGATGGCATCTTTTCTTTGGTGCCTACTGATCCCTCGTCTCCATTGTCTAGAGTGATGTTGTGGTAGTAGATTTTGCCTGATGGTCCCTCCCACTCCCGGGAGAAGACGCATGATGTAACTTTTGCGTTTTTCATTTTCTTTTTATTATTTGATTGTTCTATACTTTTGAGGAAGCCTTCATGCTCCACTGCTCTTTTGATATTATCCAACTGATTCTCCGGAGAGTCCTCAGCTACTAGGATGGGTGCTCCATCCTCATCTTTGATCCAGGGCATTACTTCTGATAAGTTTTTTCTGTTAGTAGTTCCTCCATTCTTTCTAAGGGAGTTCTCTTAGTCCCTGCTGCAATATGCTGGGCTATCTGATTGTAGTCTAGCTTTTCTGTTGGATAGCTTGCAGACTGTACACAGATGTACTTTTTGGGGTAGGTTAGGTTGACTTTCATATCTCTTGATTATTTAAGATTTCTAAATTTGGGTACTCAGGGATATACTTGTACGCAAATAGTTCCTCATGAGTGCTTGCAAGCTCCTCTTTGGTAAATACCTCACCTTCATATTTTGATGCGAACTTTTGCAATGCTATTTGTAGGATAGTAAGCTCAGCATTAGTGAGCTCTAGCTTCCATGATTTTCTATTGTTTCTCATGGCTTAGATGTTTTCGGTGATTTCAAAAATGTAGATCTCTTGTGATGGACGGACCTCATCATCACATGCCCAGGCAAAGCCATCAGCATCATAGCCAGTTAGCATTAGGTTGAGCTCACTGGCTTTCTCATTGACATGATTGTTAGCCATTGCTTTTGTTGGTAGTTCAATCATACTTGTGTTGACACCCTCTCTGTAGATTACTTGATACATAGTTTTTTTGTTTTTGATTTCAGCAAAGATATGAATACTTTTGAATATAGACGAAAAAAATATCAATTCTTTTATTAACATAGTTATTAACATAGCAAAAGAGTAGTACCTTTGATGTCATGCTAGAGTCAGACATTCAAGAGGCAGTAGTCAAGTTTATAGATAGGACCTATCCAGGCACCTTGTATTGTGCCAGTGCCGGAGGGATGAGGACTAGCATGAGGCAAGCTATCAAGATGAAGCGCACTGGCTATAAGAAAGGATTCCCTGACTTACAGATCATGCATCCCACAAAGCTACATCATGGCTTATTCATTGAGATTAAGACAAGCAAGGGTCAGGCATCACCTGAGCAGAAAGCTTGGAGGGATGAGCTGAATAAGAGGGGCTACAGAGCTGTGATATGCAAGGGCCTTGATGCATGCATACTTGAGATCATTACCTACATGAATGAGAGAGTTGAATAAGGCCATAGAACTGCACTACAAAGATTTCTTAGCACTAGCTAAGATTCTGTCTAGAGGCAAGAGCTTTGATGCCTATGACCTTCTGCATGATACCATTGCTAGACTCTATGAGAGAGAGACAGACTTCATTGATGATATTATCAAGAGGGGAAAGTTCAAGGCATACATGGACTGCTCATTGAGGTTAGCAGCTAACAGCTCTACAAGTAGATTCTACTACACTCATCGCAAGTTCACCAATGACATGAGTGAGATCACTGAAGATGCCTTACAGACAAAAGTTCCGGATATCGCATCTTTTGTCAATAGGGAGAATATAGACATCATCATCAGCAGATTGCCTGAATTTGAGAGCAAAGCACTGGAGCTGTATCTCATGGGATTTAAGTACAAGGAGATCAGTGATGCCACTGATATACCTCTGACCTATGTATTCAGGGCAGTCAATACAGCTAAGCAATTACTAATAGATCATATATGTTATTTACAACAGCACAGCAAAGAAAAGAAAGACTAGACATCTGCATGGCATGTCCTGTCTATGTAGCTAAAAGCAGCTCATGTGGAAAGTTCATGGACCTCTTTCAAGACCTTGTAACCATTGATGGAGTGACCTTCAAGCCATGTGGATGCCACCTAAGAGCAAAGGCATCATTGAAACACTTTGATTGTCCAGCAGGGAAGTGGCCTACTATCTTCAGCAAGAAACAACTGTCTATATTGAAAGATATTGCAGAGAGAGCTACTAAGCAAAAGTTCATAGTGAAAGAGGACAGAGACATGCTGAATGAAATCTTTCAAAGTGAGGACCCGAACTTCCGAGGATTCTCCTGCAGTTCATGTGGTAGTCAGATATTCACTACACTAGATCAGCTTTTGCAAGATATGCATAATGGTACTGTAGTGATTGATAATCCCTCAGATATTCCTGCAAGAATAAAGAGGAGTAGAAAAAAGAAGGAGTGAGATATACTAATGGATAGCTATCTATCCTTTATAGTTTTTAGTTTTGATTTCATTGCAGCTCACAACGGTGGGCTGTTTTGTTTTATAACTTTTCAACAACTATAGTCTGTAACATTTTTGCATGTATATTTGTTACATGCATCACATACATAGGTTTTTAATTTGGTTTGAAAGTTTTGAAGTCCCCTTGAGTCTGGTGCATGGCTCTTGGGGACATTCTTTTGTTGGCGGTGCGAATACGCTAGGGCATAAGAATTAAGCACTACTAGGGGATGATAGCACAGTGCAGCGGTGGCATCAAGGAGTGAGCCGCAAGACTATCACAGAGGTCAGACACTCTGTTAAAGTAGACTCCAAACCATAGATCACTGATGATACTGTGGGACTTGAAAGCGAAAGGACTCATGCGACAGATTGAGACTTAATGCTTGAGAGATGAGTGACAACTGATGACAAGTCAGTAGGATATTCTCATGCTCTCTTTGCTCAGGATCTATGCTCTAGATTAAGTATTAACTACTACTTATCTAGTAATTAAGTAAATTGATATACTAATAGATAACATGATACTGATACCAGGACAAATTGAGTCAATAAAGTCAAGAAAAGACAAGACAACTGCTATCGTCTTGGGTAGTCAAGAGATGTCACCCTCAACAGCTGGTCAGCTTTTTGCTTTACAAAACAGCTTCGTCTATGTAGCTATCAAAGAGGAAAATTTCATGCAGCAAGAGATTGAAGTCATGGAAGATCTGAAAGCTGATTTTGAGCTAGAAAAGAAAAGCAATGGTCAGAGACTAAGGAATGTACTCTATAAGCTATATGAGCAAGATAAGGAGGGATTTCTTACCTTTACAAAGTACTATGACCATCAGATGGAAAGATTGATAAACCACTTTAAGAATAAATTGAATGACTAAGTCAGACAAAACGGACAAGAAAAAAGAGTTTATGCTGCAGTGTCTCAAGCAGTCAATGGGTATAGTCTCTCATGCATGTGAGAAAGCTGATACAGCTAGAGCTACTCACTATGAGTGGTACAATAATGATCCCGAGTACGCTGCTCAAGTAGATGCTATCCAAGAGTCATGCATTGACTTTGCTGAGAGCAAGCTTATGGAGCTAATCAATGGAGCAAAGCATGAGGTAGCAACAGCTAAGGGTGAAGTCCTCCAAATACAAGATGGTCCTAACCCAACTGCTTGTATATTCTACTTAAAGACTAAAGGTAAAAAGAGAGGATATGTAGAGAAGTCTGAGCTGGAGGTAGGTGGCAATGGTATCAATATCACTATTGACTCTTTGATATGATTACATTAGGCAAGTACATAGACTTCAAGAATGCCGGAGAGAATGTATTCCTGCAAGCTCAAGTGGTCACTGGATACACAAAGGATGAGCTGAGAGAGAAGTCAATGGATGACATTGCACCCTTGATCAATAAGTTCATTGAGGATTGCAAAGGCTACAATGATAACAAGCTGCAGAAGTACATCAAGATGGGGGGAAAGACTATGGGCTTTCATCCCAACTTAGAGGCTATGAGCTTTGGTGAGTATCTTGACCTCAATGAGCTAGTGAGGTCTGACTTTACTAACAACCTACCAAAGATCATGAGTATCTTGTATAGACCAGTGGTGAGTGAGTTCATGCATAACTATGAGATAGAGAAATATGACAGTGCTGTGCACATCAAGAATGCTGACTTATTTAGAGAGGTAGACATGGCCTATGTCAATGGTGCAATGGTTTTTTTTTGTCTGCTCAGGGAAGATTTGCTGAGCAGTTCCCTCAAATTATTAGACCAACAGATGATTCAGCAGATGGAGGAGAGCCTGACTCTGATAGAGCAGGAGTTAGCCTCACATCTCAGTACGGATGGTGGCACATCATTGAGGAGCTAACAGATAGAGACATCACTAAGTTCAATATGATCACTGACCTACCAGCTGCTCAAATCTTCGCTCACATAAGCTACATGAAAAGCTACAACAATGTCATGCACCCTTTGACCCTTTAATATACTAATAGATATGAGTACAAGTACCACTACCTATAATGTCATCATAAAAAGATTTGAGGACTTTGCCACTGCTCACCCTTTAATCAATCGTTTCACTTATGGAACGATCCAAGAGGGGGACATCGGCAAGTCATGTACCTATCCCTGGATGCATGTGGCTCCATCATCTACCAACTATGATGAAGGTCAGAGAGGTATGTCATTTGACATTCTCTTTGCTGATCTAGTCAGAGACAAAGATGATAAGCCCGAAAATGAGAAAGAGATCATCAGTGACTGCTCACAGCTCTTTGAGGATTTGCTTGCTACCATCGAAAACAATACTTTGTTTGGTGACAATGCACTCCTACAAAAGCCTATCACTATCACTCCCTTTCTGAACTCATTCACTAACAACTTGACTGGAGTGGAGGGTACTGTCACTATTGAGCTTGACTACACCTTTGACTTTTGCTCAGTTCCAGTAGACTTTAACTTGAACATTCCTACAAGTGGAGGAGGTGCAGGGGGTGGAGTACTAACCTTTGATGATAGTCTTAATCTATCAGGCACATCTGTCACATTAGATAATGATGTTGACACACCTGGCAATGACTACTACTATGGTACAGATGCAACTGGTACAAAGGGATGGTATGTTCTACCAGGTGGAGGAGGACCTATCAGTGGTCCAGCAGGAGGTGATCTCACTGGTACCTATCCCAATCCAACAGTACACAGAGTGCATGGAGTAGACTTTCAATCAGGCACTCCATCTGATAATGAAGTGTGGATATACAAAGCCAGTGCAGCTAAGTGGCAGCATCAGCATGTCCATGCATCAGAGGTAACAAATGACAGTCAAGTCACTGGTACCAATGTAGATGATGCACTAGATCACCTTGATACTACCAAAGAGCCAACTATCACAGCTGGTACTACTAGTCAGTATTGGAGAGGTGATAAGAGCTGGCAGACATTAGATAAGACAGCTGTAGGTTTGGACAATGTAGATAATACATCAGATGCAAGCAAGCCAATAAGTACAGCCACACAGACTGCATTGAATGATAAGCTATCAAATCAGCTATTTACTTTTAATGTGGGTACAGCTATTGCAGGATCTGCTACTACATGGATAGCAACTGGAGTGACTGCTGGTAGTAATGAAAGTATATCTACAGTTATTATTCCACATGCAATGACATTAAGTAATATGTATTTAATGCATTACAGCACCAATCAGCCAGCTACTGGATCTCAAGTGATAACAGTAAGAAAGAATGCTGTAGATACAGCTCTAGTCATAACTATTGCAGCTGGTGCTGTGACAAGTACTACACCTTACTCCAATCTAGCCAACACAGTGTCATTTGCTATTGGCGATAAGTTATCAATCAGAAGGGTCAACAATGCTACTGCTACGGGTGGTATATTTAATGGTCTATCATTTTCAATCACTAACTAATGGCAAAGAAGCTAGTATATACAACTAATACACCATCTGCCTCTACTGACTATGCAGCAGCGGATGGTACATGGAAAAGTGGAGGACTTGGTGGAGGTACAGTCACATCTATCACAGCAGTATCACCTTTGACTGGTGGTACCATTACTACTAGTGGATCTATTGGTATCAATGCAGCAGGAGTAGCTAGTAGTGGGTATCTGAGCAGTGGAGACTGGAATACATTCAACAATAAACAGACTGCAGTATCACTCACGACAAGTGGCACTAGTGGAGCTGCAACTTTCAATCCCACTACTGGTGCCTTGAATATACCAGTGTATGCAGGCTCAAGTACTAGCAGTTCAATGCAATTAGTACCGGGTAGTGCAAGTGGTTTGGGTGCTGGTCTGACAAGATATGGAGTACTACCAGGCACAACTGCTGAGCCACAAGTAAGAATTCCAGTGCCTGAAGCTTGTACTATCAATCGCATGTACATCAGAACTGGAGCTACCATGCCAACCAATTCATCATTGCAAGTGACACTATTCAAAAATGGAGCGGCCACTGCAGTGACTATAACTGTATCAGCTGGCACTGTCAGTGGAGTCTATTCAGATTTGAGCAATAGTGCTACCTATGCAGCTGGAGATGGTTACACATTAGAATATAAAAATACCGGAACTGCTACAGCGGCGGCTTGTAGTGGTATAGGTCTAAAAATCACAATATAATGAACTATACACTAGAACAGAGAGAGCCTGGTATCACTCAGATCAGCATACCAACAGATGGACAATGGGGTACTATCTGCTTTGCATGGGAGGACTCAAATGTAGAATTTACTACAGCATTAGCAGAGAAAGGTCTAGATGCCTTTATAGCTTTACTCATTGCTGACCCTAACACTGCATACACACTTTTCTGTGGAGCTGAATAATCTCAAAGCACTGCTGCAAGAGTTCGTCACTGAGGTAGTACAAGAAGCTCAAAGGAATATTGGTGCCACTCAAAAGGTATCAAAATTCAAGGTGAGCAAGACTATCTCAAAGAACTTTGTAGCCAGTGGTAAGCTCAAGGATGGACTGAGGGGAAAGGTCAATAAGGACATGACTCTCTCATTCTTTGTGGTGGGTCCAGCTAAGCAGTATGCAATGGCTATAGAACATGGACAGAAAGGTACAAAGGGAATGCCTACTGATGATCCATACTACATGCCATCAAAGAATGCGACAACTGCAAAGATGCCTCCCTCAAAAATGATATTCAAGTGGATGGAGAGAAAGAACATCAAGTTCAGAGATGAGAATGGTAAGTTCATAAGCAAGCCATCAAAGAGCAAGAGAGAGGGGATAGCATACGCAATAGCAAAAGCAATACAAGAGAGAGGTAGGGTAGGCTTGCACTATTTTGAATATGCCTACTTAGATACACTCAAAGCAATGGGTCCTGATATACTTAATAGTGTAGGAAAGGATATTGAAGTAGAGCTACTCAATACTTTCAGACTGGTTAAAAAAGCATAAGCAATGGCACTTACATTAGAAAGAACAACACAGACAATCACTACATATAATAATGTCAGTAAGGGTGGTATAGATAATATAGTCACAGCACTGAGCACTGAGTACACTCAGCCTGGTTTCAGATATATAGTAGATATATCAGTGAGTGATATGTATGGCAGTAGCAATAGCACTACACTCTATGTGCATCCTAATCCATACGGCAGGGGCATTATCAATCTGAGACCTCATATCATTGACTCTGTTTTTTACAGAGGTCTGATAAACACATCTCTGAACTATCCCTTTATCCACAATACAAAAGCTAACAGTCCATCTCCATCTTTAATTTCAGATATTGAAAATATGAACTGCAGGTTAGGAGTGGTGGTATTTGAAGGATGGGAGGTAGGTGGAGTATTTACTCAAGATCCAGATGGTATTGGCCCTCAACAAATAGATCTCATGGCATTTTGGGGATGGGATAATGCATTCAGTTTTAATGAAAATAATAGTGTAGTAAGTTTAGGCAGTGGTTTTAATGATATCACATCTAATACATACTATCAGAGACTAGCATCAAAGGTGCCTCCATCATTCAGATCAGGAGTGACATTTGTACCATCATTGCCTAACAATATGGGTAGCTTTTGCATCAATGCAGATGATGGTACATTCAGCTCTGAGCAGGACATAAATAACAAGTATGTAGAGCTCAACTTCTATACAAGCTCAGGCACATTGATAACCACAGATACTACCTCATTCACAATCAAAGTAGAGCCTGGTGCTGTAGCACTTGTTCCGGCATTCGCTGGAAATATGACATACTTGAGGACTGGAGGAGTGCCAGCTACTACTGCATTCTACACACTACAAATAAAAGATGCTATCACCAATGGGGCATGCAGTAAGAAATGGCTATTTGTTTTAGAGGACATTGACTGTAAGCACACACCGATACCTTTGGGGTGGATAGGAAAGAAGGGAGGATGGAACTACTATAACTTCATCAAGACTAATCAGAACAGCATAGACATTGAAAGGACAGAATATAAAAAGCCATTTGGTAACTATGGCAGACTTGGCGAGGGAATAGAGACTCCAGGCATGCTGACTGCAGACTGGTCAGACAATAGGCAATATGTCAGCAGAGAGAACATGGTGACTAAGTACTTGACAGTGACAAGTGACTGGATCACTGAGGAGGAGTTCGTATATCTTGAGAGCTTGATGGTGGCAGATGTAGTACATTGGGTGAACTATGATGGTAGAGGTGACTACATTCCAATGATAGTGACTGATAATAGCTATATAATGAGAAGGGAACGCAATAGCACTAAGTACAATCTGACATTGAAGCTAAAGTATGCACAAGACTATCAAGCAATAAACTATAATACTGGCACATGAATGATGTGATTTTGACAGTAAGCTCCAAAGCTGGAGTGCCTACTGTACTTGACTTATATGGTCAAGATACTATATCAATGAACTTCAACTTCAACAGCATCACAACGCTAGAGGCTGGTGATGTCTATAGTCAAGAGTTCAGGATACCAGCTACTCAAAACAACTGCTCTGTATTTGGTCTGCAGACTGACTTCAATTTTATCGGAATCAATGGAACCACTAATGATATCAGGAGGAAATTTAAGGCAGTGCTTACTGTAGATACTATACCAGTGGCGGAAGGTTTTGTGCAGTTCAGAAAGTCATTTGTCAAGAATGGTAAGATGTCTGATTTTTCGATAGTCTTTTTTGGTGACTCAGTAGATCTTGGCACTAATCTGAAAGATCTTGATTTCACTGTGCTAGACTATACCGATTCCCAGCACTTAGTAAATTTTACGAACTGTAAGACAGTCAATGATGGAGGTACTATTGGAGGAAATGACTACAGTGATCATAAGCTCATGTGGGCAATGATAGACAAGGGTCAGCAGTTTATGACATGGCCTTCTAATTTGCAGGGTACTTTTGTAGACGCTCCTTATTCTTATGGGAGTGGGGCTAGTGCTTTTTTTCAGCCTGATAATATAATCAGTCCTCAAGATTTGACTCCTTGCTTTAAGTCAGCATATCTCATTGAAAAGATCAATGAATACCTAGCTACTAATAATAAAAGAAAAATAGCACTGAGCACAGATGTACAAGATGAGGTAGATAAGATTTGTGTACCATTCATGGGTAAGGATGGTAATATCAAGTACACTGATGATACAGAGAACGGAATCCAATTTCAAAGCAATCAACTTACTGATGAAACTTTGTCTTTTTCTGTACTCAGTGGCAATGTCTATGCAGCTGTATGCACTACTACATTCAATGAGGTCATAGATTTAGGTAGTAATTTCAGCACCTTAACTAATACTTATACCATACCTACCAATGGTAGATATCAATTTAGTTTTCGCGGAACTGTCAGAGCAGAAGTAGGTGGGGTTTTAAGTGTGCCAGATGCCACTGTAGTACCTGGATTTCTTATCAATGGTACAGATTTCGTAGCTGCTTTTAATAATGGTATATCAGGTACAATCAATACCAATGGTCCAGCTTTGGCTAGTGGCACATCTGATTATCCAATAGAGTCACAGCTCAATTTTGCGGCACCCTGGATACCAGGTTATCAAGGTGATAGTGCTATAGGTTTCACTACTTATACTGCTCAGACTACTAGTGTCAATAATGGAGAAATACAAGTACCTACATTCAATAATATAACCGGTGTGAATACTCTCAACAGTTATCTTTTTACTGCAGGTGATACTATTGAGCCATGTTTTGCTGCTTATGGTGATCCCACCAATGGAGGTACCATAGATATCATTTGTAATATCACTAGCTTAGATTTGCAAAAATTAGATCTTATTGTAACTAGTGATTTTTCTGCTGTTTTGATGGCACCTGAAAAGTATCAGCTACTTGATTTCATACGCGACATCATGAAACTGACCAATGCTGTAGCTATTCCTAACTATAGCAACTATGGAGTGATTGATATCATCACCATGAATGAGTACTTAGCAGGGGGTGGTACAGTAGACTGGACCTACAAAATAGATGAGACTGCTGAGATGACTGTATTGCCATCATCTGAATATCAAACTAGAAAGCAGAAGTTCACATACAGCGAGGGTAGTGATGCAGCCAATCAAGCCTATAAGACTGTGGGTAGGTTATATGGGACACTTGATCTATATGATACTGCCAGTGATTTCACTAGCGGAGAGAATGTGATAGAGCTAGAAGCTTGTCCTACACCTAATCAGATGCTCAATGGTAGTAGTACATGGCATCTACCTAAGTTCGTAGATAGTGAATATCAGTTCAGTTATCCTGGTGCAAGATTATTGTATTTTAATTTTACCGATTTATATCATATCAATCCAACTGGTGGAATAATCATAGGTGCACCTGATGGAATGGATGTACCTTATGTGGGTCACTATGATGTACTATTGCCTGATCTATCTAGCAATGATTTGAACTTTGCACAAGAGATACCTCTACATCCAATAATATCAGCACCAGCTAATACTGCTTATCTCAAATACTACAACTCATATCTGCAAGAGCTGTATAGTGCAGAAAGTAAAGTACTCACTGCTCAATTTAATTTGTCAGTAGCTGATATACTCAACTTGAATTTCAATGACAGTGTATTCTTATTCAACAGCTACTGGAGAGTATTGTCAGTAGATGGGTATAATATGGGCATGAATCAAAGTACCTCTGTGACATTGATTAAGAAACTCAGTCAAGTAGACTTACCAGGTGTATGTAATGACACTGCCATAGCAATCGAAAAAGACGGATCAGTGCAGTGGCTGAATGGAGGTAGTCAAATATGCTGTGAGCAGATAGGCTATTATTGGAATAATGCATTAAATCTATGTTATAGATCACAGAATCAAGGTGGAATTAAGCCTAGACCTACATCACCTCTATCATCTGTTAGTGGTGGTTTTGATAAAATATTCAATGAATTTACTGTCAAAGTAGATCCAACAGCTAGCGGCACCATTGCTGTAGGTAAGAATCTGACCGTTACCGGGACAGCAAAGAATAGCATAGTAGGGGGAGAGGACTTGCTTGTGCAGAATAGGGGTATATGGTATGGTGGTGGTAATGATGGAGTGCTTGTCAATAGATCAGCAAGTGGTCAAATGGTATGGCAGGCTAAGGATGTATTCACATCAGCAGCTATGACTACTGTAGTAGGCTCATTCTTGACTCTTGAAAATTCAGTATATTCAGTAGAGGTGATATTGACAGTTAGTTCATTCACTGTTGTAGGGGTAGATTTACAGCCATTTAGAACATACTCAATGAGTACTTATGCCATTATTACCAACATAGCAGGCACCGCTACTGGTGACAATCCATGTAATCTCATTATTGATGTGGATCCAGGTACTGGTCCCTTTGAATTAGGATGGACTACAAATGCTGTCAATAGTAATATCATTGACTTAGAGTTAAAGAAATTGAGTGGACCATATCCATCAGACCAGTTTTATTTTACAGCACAAGTAAGAGTCACGCAAATAGGCACAGAATGACAATAGACAAGATAGATCCTGCACAGATAGCAGAGGCACTAGCACTACTACAACAGAAACTACCTACAGAGTCTGAGGTAGGTGCTATCGCCAAAGGTAAGTACAAGAATAAGATGAGCAAGTACATCACTAAGCTCATCAATTATTCAATAGTGTTTATACTAATAGGTACAATAGTAAGCGGAGCAATATGGCTGATGAGATATTAAGTGGCCTTAGAGGCATAAAAACAGAATTAAGGGCGGTACAAGATCAGATGGCTGGTCTAGATGCTGGCTCTCAAGAGTTCGTGAAACTATCTCAGAAAGCTGGAGAGCTGAGGGATAGGATGAAAGATGTGAAAGAGGCAGTCAATGCCAATGCTGGTCCAGCTATAGCAAGCTTTGGAAATAACCTTAGCATAGCTAGAGGTCAAATTATGGAACTTGACCTGGAGGGATTTGGTCAATCTATGACACGCATGGCATCCAATGTCAAGTCTGTAGATTTCAAATCATTCAAAGATGGCTTGGCTAGTATGGGTAGTGGACTAGCTAGTCTAGGAAGAGCATTGCTCACCAATCCTATTTTTTTAATTGCTGGAGCTATAGCTGGAGCTGTTGCAGCCTTTGAATATTTTACTGCTAAACAAGAGGAGGCTGCAAAAAAATTAGAGGAACAGAGACAAAAAGATTTAGCAGCGTATAAAAAAGAAAATGAGTTAAGGATAGTACAAGCACAAGGATCAGCGGATAAGATTTATTCTATTCGCATGGAAGAACTTAAAAGAGAGCAGGCATATCATTGGGCTATATTGATGGTGGCAAAGGACTCACATGATAAAAGAATCAAGCTATCAGATGAGTTCCAAGCAAAAGAGAAAGAATCTCAGACAAAATATAATGAGATAAGGATAGAGATGGAAAAGCTGACTCAGGAAAGACTGAATCAGCTTACTCAAAAGCGACAAGAATTAGATGCACAGTATAATCTTATAGGACTGACTGAAAGACAGAAAGCCTATAAGATGCTAGAAGATGAATACAATAGGCAACTCAGACAACTAGGTGAGCTAGGTGCAAGTGAGGAAGATGTGCATAAGCTTAGCATGGTATTCAGAGATAGAAGAAGCAAGCTAGATAAGCAATATGCAGAGGAAGATAAGAAGCTAATTAGAGAAGTCAAAAGAGATGAGCTAGAAAGAATCAATAGCAAGGATATTGCACTGATCACCAGCCATGAAAATCAAGTACAGCTACAGACTTCTCTTACACAAGTAACAATATCAGAGGAGGAAAAGAGAACAATAGCAGAAAGGAAAGCAGCAAATGAAAGAAAAGAGATTTGGGCTGCTGCATGGTATGCGAAGTATGAGCTAGCATCGGCCGCAACTGATGCCATGATGAACTTGAACAATGCACTCACAGAAAGTGGATTGATAAGCGCAGAGAAAGGTTTCAAGATAGGCAAAGGTCTATCCATCGCTCAGACTACAATCGCAACTATTCAAGGGGTACAAAATGCACTGAGTGCAGTCACTACTATTCCTGAGCCATTTGGTACAGCTCTCAAGATAGCAAATGCTGTCAGCATTGGGGCAGCAGGAGCTGCCAATATAGCCAAGATAGCTAAGACACAATTCAATGCACCCGATGCAGGAGTACAGCCTACAACATCATTAGGTGGGGGAGGTGGAGGAGCTATGTCTGCACCCTCAGCTCAATCACCCAGTGCTTTGAATCTTTCTTTCTTACAAGGCAATGTCAATACTGCACCCTTACAGACTTATGTACTAGCTGGTCAAGTAAGCAATGCACAGCAGGCGGAATTTAAAATAAAGAATACTGCATCTATACTAGGAGGTGGATAATTATGGAAAAAGATAAAAAGAAAATGAAGATCATTGAGTATGTAATCAATGATGATGATCAAAAGACTGGAGTCTATTGCATGTCACTTGTAGAGAATCCTGCCATCCTGGTGAACTGGATAGCACTATCTGCTCAAGAGAAGGTAGAGGAGCTAAAGTTCGCAGCAGTGGAGAGTGGAGAGCAGAGGATGCTGTATGGTCCCGTGATGATACCAGACCAACTGATCTACCGCTACAATGACAAGACGAAGGAGGAGTGGATGGCTACCTACAAAGCAGAAACTATCAAGGCCATTGCTCAGAAGTACATGAGAAACAGCATGCACCAATACACCAATGTAGAGCATGCTATCCCGGTACAAGGAGTGAACATAGTAGAGACATGGATACAAGCAGATGCAGAGAAAGACAAGTCAGCTGCATTGGGTTTCACTACACCTATCGGCACATGGTATATTGGAGGTCATGTGGAGGATGATGGCTTGTGGCAAGATGTCAAGAATGGAGTCTTTAAAGGATGGTCATTAGAGGGGTACTTTTTAGAGAATGAGGAGAAGATGATGGATGAGTACGAGGTAGAGAAGATACTAGATCAGATGATTGAGGAACTGAACATCTTGGAGCATCCATGAGAGACTTCATGAAAAAGCTTATCAGTGCCAATGATGATATGAGCTCCAAGAGATTTGCAGCTCTTATCTGTACTGCCACTGTCATAGTGCTTGCATTTATTGCAACAACTGCTAATGAGGACAAGATCTGTCCAGAGTTCATGTATGATGCACTGTGCTTGATAGCAGGGGGAGGACTAGGCTTGTCAGTGATTGAGAAGATATTTGAAAAAAGAAAATAGACATTTATACTAAGACACATGGAAGTAAAAGACCGCATTTATCAGATTATTGCTAAAGCTCAAGAGAAGCTTTCAGCACATAACATAAAGCTCTCAGTAGATGAGTCTGCTGAGGTAACAAAAGAGGAGACTGCAGAGGCTCTAAAGTTCATGGTAGAAACAGCACTAGAAGATGGCACTATCGTATTCACACCGGCTGAGAGCTGGGATCTTGGGGTTGAAATTTACACTAAGGATGCTGATGGCAATCCTGTGGCTGTTGCTGACGGTGACTATATTGTGGCCGATGGCACTGTGCTTTCAGTACTTGAGGGCAAAGTATCAGCTATTACTCCCAAAGAGGATGAAGTAGAAGTAGAGGTGACAGTAGAGGCTGAACAAGCAGAACAAGCTGAGGTATTGACAAAGCAATATGTAGATGATGCATTAACTGCAATCACCGAACAAATCACCGAACTAAAGGCCGAATTTCAAAAGATACTTTCTAGCAAAGAGATTGAGATGTCTGAGGTAGCTAAAGAGCTTGACACAGTGAAAGCTGCCTACTCTGCATTATCAAATCAAGCAGCAGCTGTATCTGTTAAGCAGACAGCAGTTAAGAAAGAAATCAAGCCAATGATCGAGTATAAGAGTGCTGCAGATCGCATCAAGGCAATTATCGCAAACAAATAATTTAATAAATAGAAAAAAATGGCAAGTACATTAACAATCTCTAGCAGCACATACGCAGGTGAATTAGCCTTACCGTATTTGCATGCTGCTCTTTTGACTGGAGATACCATCGCTAATCGCTATGTAACAGTCAAAGAAAATGTAAAATTCAAGGCAGTATTGAAGAAATTATCTTCTGCTAACTTGGTACAATCTTCATCACCTTTCGGTTGTGATTTCAGTGTAGGATCATCTTCATTGACATTGGCTGAGGCTGTATTGACTGTAACTGATTTGAAGACTAACATCGAAGTATGTAAAGAGCAATTTGCTCAAGACTGGGAAGCTATGCAGACTGGTCGTGGTTTCATCAATGATGTTATCCCTGCTAACTTCGCTGACTTCTTATTGACTTACTTAGCTGGCAAAATCTCTGAGCAGATTGAGTTCAACTTGTGGGTAGGTAATTTTTCGGGATCAGTAGGTGGACCTAGTGGATACACTGCTTTCAATGGTTTGTTGAAGCAAATCTCTGACGCTAAGTCTGGAACTCCTGACTATAACATCACTGCTGCTTTGAGTGCTGGTAATATCATGACTAACATTGATAATACAGTAGCTGTTATCCCTGCATCTATCATGGGATCACCTAACACTAAGTGTTACATGAGCAGAAAGACTTTCCAAATGTACTTACAAGCTTGTATGGCTGCTGGTACTGGAGGTCCACTTCAGCCTGCTGATAACGCTATCATGAAGCAAGTATATGGATATGAAATCTATGTATGTCCAGGTTTCTCAAATGACTGCTTATTATTCGCTCAGCCTGAGAACTTATTCGTTGGTACTGACTTAGTATCTGACTTGAATGAGGTTAAGGTGGTAGATATGAGCTTGACTGACGCATCTGACAACGTTCGTATGGCTATGAGATACCGTTTCGGAACTCAAGTAGGTTTCGCTGGTGATGTAGCTGTAGCATTCTAAGACTAACACATCTAACATAAAAAGGGGCGGGGTATTTGGCTCCGCCTTTTTTATAGAATATAAAAATGAATAAAAAATTTAATACACTTAAGCCATGTCATGTCTAGCTACCGGGGGATTCCTTGTGGACTGTAAAAATTATGTGGGTGGTATCAAATCCTTTTGGATTGGTCCATACGCTACAATAAGCAATGCAGCTACAATAGATCCCACAACAGAACAAATCACTGCACTCCCAGCAGCTACTTGGGAGACTTACAACATGAAGCCTCACACTGGAAACTTTGTGGAGGCCGCAACTGTATCAAAAGAGAATAACACTATTTTCTACACTCAGACTTTAACTGCTCAGTTCACTAAGCTTTCTGCAGCTCGCAGATTACAGCTTGACACTTTCAGCAGAGGCCGTCATGT